ATTCGTTCCTGATTTACTTTTTCGTACAAATTCATATTCACCTTTTTGACATTTAATAAAATTGTGCAATGGAATTTCATCTAATGCCAAGTAATATTCGTGCTTCGGCAATGTATTTTTCCTTAACTTTTTGAGCCAATTTATCTTTATTTTCATCCGTTAATCCTAAAATTGCTTCTTTTGAAATATTATTCCGAACCCACCAATTTTCATTTTCCATTTTAATCGTGTCGGCTTCGATTTCAAAAACTTGTTTCCCTACAAAAATAACAAATGAATTATAAAAATCACCGGTGTCAAAAAGTGTGTAATGTGTTCCGGCTACTTTTTGCGGATTCATCATTTCGGTTGCTTCCGAATACGTTCCAATAACATCACCGGTTTCATCAATACCCTTTTTAAATAATTGGTCTTGCCGAACCAAATCCATAATCCATCGTTTAAAAGGTTCATTTTGAAACACTCGCAACCATACCAAATCCGCGTTCAATGTTTCCACACGCCGGATCAAATAACCGATTGCCGTATCACCAAATAAACTCATTTTTTACGTTGAATTTTTTTTAATTTCTTTTTGTTTATGCTTTTCGCCTTTTTTTGCGGTTGCATTTTTTCACCTTTGTAAACCTCGCCATTACTGAGTTTTTTGTTTTCTCGCGTTTTTGATAGTAAGATACTAACGAAAAACGAAAGTTGTTTAAAACGCTTTAAAATGACCTTAAATGGAATTTTGAATTTTGCAAACATTTTATCAATTTTTTTAGTTTTTCAAAAAAAGGGATGACGAAAATCACCACCCCTTTCAACTACTTATGTATCAAAATTAAACCGCCGTAAATGTCAATTTACCCTCGAAACCATCTTTCGATGTTCTTAATTCATAAACATCACCAACCGATAATCCAACCAATGTGATTGAATATGTTCCATCGGGTGCTTCAGAAACCCCACCTACTGCGAGGGGAACAACCGCACCGGTTGAATCGTAAATGTCCCAATCCGATGGTGATCCCGCACCTTTATATTTTAAAGGATTGTACGCCGTTCCATAGTCAAATGTCGCGGTTGTCACAAGTGTTGTTGCACTCAATGAATCTTCCGTTAAATTAACATCAACTAAACCATCAAGGTCATTGAAATTTATTCCGGCTTCATCAGGTGTTACCATATACATCGTTGATTCATCAAACAATCTATCAACGTCAAATGCGACCATTAACTTTTGAACCGTTGAATCCGTTGCGAAATTAAAACGCGGATCAAACGATGGATTATCAACCGGTATTGGATAAAGATATCCATCCGATTTTGAACCAATTAAATTTCCGTTTACATCAACAATGTAAACACCGAAATCAACGCATCGGTTCAATTGTAGTTTTCCAAGTAATGTTGGTGTCGAATCTTCCGACCATAATTCGCCCGAAAAACTTCTTTTCCCTTGACGTAAAAACGCCATTTTTCCTGAATTTGCTTCCTCAAATTGTGAATCCGCTTTTGGCAATTCCACATTTTCAAATGCACCAATTGGAAACCATCTTTTCGATGAATCCGCTTCATTTATTAAATCCGACCATACCGGAACACTTGCCGATAAATCAAGACCATTTAATGTCCCATCATTTGCTTTTAACGGCACCATGATAAGACCACTTGTAACCGAAAAAATCGGTACGCAATTAGGTTGACCGCTATTGGATAAACCTGAATCACAATTACATCCTAAACTCATAATTTTATTTTTTTTAGAGTATTAGTATTAAAATTTTTGGTTATCAGGTAACCACCCTTTGTGAATTAACATTTGCAATTCACTTTGTATTTTGTCAAATTAACTCGTAATTCCACACCACTTAAATTTGCGTCAAGTATGTTTTGAAACATTCCGTTGTCTTGTTCAACACCGAATCGTGAAAATGTAATCAATTCCCATTCCTCAAGTGTTGCAAATTGTCGGTTCTTTTGAATGACTTCAATGAACTCCATTGCTAAATTTTGCATTGGATAAACAACATTCTCGCGATGGTCTTTTGTGTAATAATTCCGAATATCGGTTTCATCCAAAAAAAACAATCGAATGTTGCTTTCAAAGTCAATCGAATTTCCACGACCGAATTTTTGCACACGAATTATTTCAAGTAACCACGCCAACGGCGTTTTTTCGGTCAAGTTGTTGGAACTCAATGTCCATTCATTGTTGGTTGCAATCTTTGTTCCTGATATATAAAAAGGACTTGAAAGATAAATCACACCATTCAACGGATCAAGATTTGCCGAATCAATCGGTGTTGCCTTAATCCATTCATCAATTTCGATTTCAGTAATTCGATATTCACGACCAATGTCATCCGTAACAATTTTGCCGACACGCGACCATTTTGTTTTGCAAACATTTGTTCGTTCATTAATCGCATCCCAAACACCATCAATCGTGTTGTCGATGTCTGAAATCAAACCATTGATGATTTGTGTGATTTCTTTTGTCATATCCAATATGCCGTTCCTTTGTCAATACCATTGTAATCTGAAAAATTACCCTTTCCAACATAGGAAATTGTAATCGTTCCATCATTGTTTCCGCCAACGATTGTCAATGTTTCGCCAACTTTATAACCGCTTCCGGTCTTGTTAATCGTGACCGAATCAATCACACCACCGGTTTCAACAATATCAACCGAACATCCTGAACCACTTCCGCCAATGGTTGCAACATCCGTTGATGTTGTGTAACCACTTCCGGCATTGTCCAACGCTATTGTGACCACTTGACCAATTGCCAACGTGCTATTCAACAACATATAGTTGCGAATATTTTGATACGTTGTAATTGATTCATTGTATCTTGCATACATCATTGTCTGCAAGGTGTTCACAACAACTGAATTTTCGGTTGTTTGTTGTACGTTTCCAAATGGTGTTTGTTGATTCATCAAATCCTTTGCGTATTCGAAATAAATAAACCCTTTTAACATATCTAAAATCCCACGACTTTCAATCATGAAATAAAGATTTTCATCAACATATAGCGGATCAAACACCAATTTAAAATTTGGTGATTGTGGAATGTTTGAATCCAAATCCGACACGAATGCATTATATAAATCAACTCCGAAAAGTTGACGCAAATATTGTTGTTCGTATCTTTCAATATATTCAGTCAACTTGTTTGTTGAATACATTCCGGTACTTAATTCCCACTTGTTAATGAAATCCGATGTTGTTATTAGAGCCATTATTTTTTCCTTTTTCCAAATTTAGATTTGAGCCACAATTTCAAAACCTTTCCGGTCACTTTCCACACTTGATTTTTTTTCATGAATTTTGCATTGCCATTTGCCACAAAGTCATAAATGCCATCGTTATCAATATCAACCTCCAATGTATATTTGTCACCCTCCTTTGAGTAATGTGCATCAAATTTTTTGGTATCGATATCAAATTCGACATCACCATTTTCATCCCTATCAAATTCGATATCAACATTTTTCGTGTCGACCTTTACATTGACCGGTTTCTTTTTTCTTGACTTGTTTTTTATTGGTTTTTTCTTTTCCATGATGTGTGTTTAAAAGTTATTAAGGTGCTAAAATTAGAGCAATATCAGTTGAAATATCACCATAAACAAACGCCGGTTTTTGGTTGTTTTTCACATACGACACCAATCTTGCTTCCGCTAAAATTGTTATCATGTTTCTTGTGAAATCATCCGCATCAAGACCAACACTCATATTGATATTGTTTCTGAATTTTACGTTCACTTTGCTTAAATCACCAACAAGATAATTTCCGGCGGTCATATAAGTTGAACTAATTACACGCATTCCGGCAATAATCATTTCACCATCACCGCTTTGTGTTGGCAAATACATTGGATATGTATATGTTGAATCCGAACCTTTTGTCAATTGAATTGTCGCGATATCTTGTGGATTCAAAACAACGTGCGTTGGTGTGAAATTAACCGCTTCAATTTGTGCTTTTACACATCTTAATAAATCGGAAATGTTCGCATCCTGAATTGCGTTTGCAAATACACCCGCACCGAATGTTGGTAATCCCATAGACGCATCCAAAAGACCATTGATTGATGTACCACCGCCACCGTTTAACAATGCGTTTTCGATTGATTCACGAACTCCGGTCATTAAATCGTTGTTTATTTCACCACGAATGAATGATAAATCTTCTAACATTTCTTTTGAAACTTTCACATAGGTAGCTAATTTTTTAACTTCCTCCGAAATTTCCGACCATGTTGGTTCACCCTCACTTTTTGCGACACCCTCGCCAACCCATGTTCCATTGGAATCGGCGGTTTGTTGAACGTATGTAACGAACTTTGAATCCGTTGCACCGGTGTTGACATTTTCAAGAATTCCGTATCTATTTCGAACGGTTCGGTCAACTTCCGAATCAAAATCAGTCAAAGCATAATCGCCGGTATAATCCGCGATTGTTGTATCTTTTACTGAAAGATTGATTTTTGTCCCTTTTTCAACCGCATCTTTAATTCTCTCGATGTTGTCGGTGTAGGTTTTTGCAATTGCTTTTCCTAATGAAAGTTTTTCCAATTTAGGTTCAACCGCTTTTTCGCTCATTGCCTCAATTCTTCCCTCGAATTTTGCAATACTTTTTTCAATGTCCTGATTCTTTGCTTCAAGACCTTTTAATGCCTCCAACTCCTCTTTTAATGCTTTCACATCATCGTTCGTTGGCACATTTGTCATTTTTTCCGTAAACATTCCATCCAATTTTTCGATGACTTGTTCCGGTGTTAAATTTGTGTTTTCCACGTTTTTAAGTTTTAAAATTTAAAATTATTTATTTGTTCATCTTTTGCATTACTGCATTCCAATCAAATGGTTTTATAATGTCTTTTGACTTGGTTTCGTTTGATTGCTCAATGACCGGATCATTCGTTGCAAGTAAAATTAATTGACTATTTAAATATTTGATTTTCATTTCTAATTCATGCAATCTTTCATCCGTACCGTTTCCATTTGTTAAAGCACGAATACAAAGATTTAATTCTTTTGATATTTTTTCAATGTGTTCGGTTTTTTCTTGACCTTTCATTTCAACAACGTGTGTGTGTTCATTTGAACCAAACGTCACCGCCGAACCCTCCCAAAGAATAAGTTCTTTTATTTCGTTATATCCGCCACCTTTTATCGTTTCGTCTTTTACGAACTTTATTTTGTCCGGTATGTATTGAAAACCGATTGAATGTTCTTTGATAATTCCATCCTGATAATCCATGAACGCATCATCACCATCGGTTGATCGACCAAGTTGACCAACCGCATAAAGACCATAATCATCTTCATTTAATTCAACGAATTTTCCGATTTGCTTTTCCCAATCGTGATGACGTAAAAAAGCAATCTTTCGATTTGACGTTGACTTAATACCGCGTTCTTTTAAGGATTTTTTAAATGCACCTTTTTTGATGACATCCATGTCGGAATCAATTGCATCAAATTTTGAAAGATACACCGCCACTTGCCTTGATCCGGTGTCGATATCTTTTATTTCAAAAGATTCTTTTAAGTTGTAAAAGTTATTTTTCATATTATTTAAAATTGTTCGGATATTAACCATGTAAATTTTACCAATAATAACCCACCAAATAATTTAACAAACATTTCTTGACTTGTAAATAAACAAGCAAACGCCGTTGCATATCCCATGAAATAATATAGGAACGCTAATATATTTTGATGTTTTCTTATGCTCATTTTCATTCAATTATTGGTTCAGGTTCAGACCATTCAGGACTTGACATCAACGTCAAACATTCCGCATGACTTAATGTTGATACCGGAACAATCGTTCCATCCGAAATGAATGTTGGTTCGTGTTCGTGTTCGTATTTCAAAACAAACAATGTTTCATCAAGACTTTTGCGAATTGTGTTTTCACTTGTTTCACCCACTTGTGAAAAGTCTACATTGAGCAAATTTGCAATGTTTACAATTATGTATGTGTCCGGTAAATGGCTCATATCTTTTTTTTTAATTATTCGTTTTTATGTTGGTACATCCGTTGTCCTATTTGCTTCTGCCATATTTAAACCGTTTCCATCATTACCTCCACTTCCTTTGTCTGTTAATAGCCATTTGCTACCGTTCCACGTTCCAAATTCGCCACACCTAATCCATAATAAATGACTTAAAGCCGTTATATCATTTGGCACTCCCGTTCCAAATATAGTCGTTACATCACTTGCTGAAAGTTCTGAATTGAAATAACTTGCTTCGTCTACACTACCGTTAAAAGGAAATGTATAACTACTTGCATTCCCACGTACTCCTATATTAAAATCACTTGTATTAGATACCCCACTTGGTGTTACGTTTCTTATTGACGTAACGCTTAAAGAATTACCGTTTAAATAAACACTAAAGCCACTAACGGACTGTGAGCCATCATAGGTCATTACAACATTATTCCAACTTCCACTTCTTATATCGGGACTATATGACGTTTGAAAAAATAAATATTGACTACCTGATGCCGAACCCAAAAAACCTCTAAACTGTGATTGTGAAGCTGCTGCAAAAATCAGTAAATTCCAACCGTTGTTAAAACCACCATTATTTTGTTTTCCTATTAACTGTTGATAGCTTGTTGTACTTGTTGTTTTAAACCAAACCGAAACACTATAAGCATCTGAGCCATCATCTGCCATATTTAAAACATCACCCATTGATACCATATCATCAACACCATCAAAAGTCAATGAATATTGATTTTGATAACTCGGTGTTGACCCTCCCGAAATTATCGGTGTGTCAACCTTAAATAAACTATACGCACCATTTGAATAAAACATATTTTTACATTCTTATTGCAACAATTGATCCGGATGTCAATTGGACACCGCTAAATTTAACCCCTCTTAGTGGTGCGATAATT